CAAAATCGAAAAAGGACAAAGAGATCCTTCTGTTATTTTGGCTATGAAATTAGGAAAAATACTGGATTTTGAATGGCAACAATTTTATAAAGAACTTGAAAAAGAGATTTAAGAAGGAGTGTTTTGAAAAAAGTTAGTATGAACAAAATAACAATTAAAACAAAAATAAAAACAACAGAACAATTAACTAGGTTCCTCGAAGTGATGGAAGATGTTGAAGATCGTTTCGATGGAAAGTTAGAAGTTGAAATAGAGATTGATAGTGGAGAGGAGTTGTTGGAACGATGGTAAAAGAAAAGCATGATTATCCGATTGTGTTAACGGTTAAGCATGTTCAGGAGATTATGGGATGCGGAAAAACATCAGCATATGAGTTTGTAAATATTGTGAGTGCTCATATGAAGAAGCAAGGGAAAATACCGCCTAAAGAAACAGTTGGGCGAGCAGTTGTTCCAAGAGATGTGTTTTTCGAACTATATGGAATTTAAGGAGGAGTAGAAAATGGAAACAAATAAAAAAACTCCCCAAGATGTGCGAGATCAAGGAGAGTTACACTTAGAAAAGTTATTGCAAGGAGAAAAAACCATAAATCAAATCAGAACAGAGGTTGGATTAGAACCTATTGAATGCACTAAATTTGATACATTGTATCTTAAAAAAGAGTTATTGAATAACAATGGGTAGATGGATTTCCGAGTGCAATAAGCTCTTCGAACTTCATATTAAGACTCGAACAAGCAATAGGGATTAAGGTAAGAAGTTCATCATGTGAAATATTGATATTGAAAAAATTTTTTAGAGAATGGGCTAATTCGATGGAGTAAATACAGTTGAATTTTTCTCCGAGAAAAAGCATATCGTATTTATCCATAGTTGCTTTAATATTTTCTGGTGTCGAATTAATACTTGCAGTACGTAATTCAGATAAAACATTAATAAGTGTAGTTAATTTTTGATCCATAAATAATCACCTCCTTTATTTTGAATTTTAACAAATATATTAACAAAGAGGTGTCGAAGTGTGACGAAATTTAAGTTGATTTTGCTAAAAAAAGGGATTAGGCAATCAGAATTAGCGAAACAAACAGGAGTCTGCCAAACGCATATTTCTGCTTATGCACTAGGGAAGAGTGATATGACAGCTAAGAAGTTATATCGGATTGCTAAAGTATTAGGAGTTCGGATGGAAGATTTGATAGATGAAGATGAGCAAGGGTTTTAGAGAGAATATGACATATTAAAAGCTGATTTGCATCGATAGGGGGTTCGATGATGAGAGAGATCACGTTCGAGAGTTATGAAGTAACTGATGACATGACGACCGGATATAAAGTGTATTTAGGAGATGAGCAAGTAGCAACCTTAGAGTTTAGAAGTGATGAATGGATAGCAGCTGTTGTAGATGGTTATCACATTGTCACCTTAAGAACACCATGCTATTTTAAGGCAGCTACGTGGATTTGCGTGATGATGACATCACAAGAAAATAAAAAAAGAGAATGACTCATAAACTTGGCGGTTTAGTCATTCTCTAATCAAGTGGTTAACAAATAACATTAACTTTACTATACCACTAAAACTTAATTTAAGCAATAAAATGGGGTGAAAATCCCCTCTAACGGACTTGTAATAAGGTATTAACAAGTCGGACATCAAAGAATAATAGCAAAAAAGAGTAAGTGGGGAAGTATTATGGGGAAAGTAGCGAATAAGGGTAAGAGCATTAATCGTAAGAAGAAAGTATGGGATCAATACGATTATGAAAATATATATGATAAATCATTCGATGAATTAACTGGAGAATTTATCGGTGCAGTTGTTAAGCCGCCAAAAGGTATCAGTTATACCACAAAAACGATTAAAGCAGGAAATCAATTTGAAGTGGAGATTTATCCAGCATTTAAGTGTTCTCGTGATTTACCTGAAGGTATTATATGCAAAAAAGAGAAAAAAGATACACGACAGGCGCAAAAGAATTTAAATGATAGAAATTCACGTAAACGATTAACGAGATTGGTTCATGCAAACTTTGGACCAGGTGATTACTGGTGTACGTTAACGTTTAATGAAGAAGAATTACCAAAAGGATTAGAAGATGCCGAGCGTTTAAGCAAGAATTTCTTTAAGCGAATCAATCGTTTGAGAAAGAAAAAAGGATTAGAGAATGCCAAGTATATCTATGTCATTGAAGAAGGAACATATGGAACTGAACGATTTCACCTTCACATGATTATGGATAATGGATTATCTAAAGAAGAAGTAGAAGAGAAATGGGGGCATGGTGCTGCAACCATTAAGACGATTAACTATTACAAAGATGAAAATTTACTAGGGTTATGCAATTACATTGTGAAAGATCCTGAAACATATAAAAAGACTGCCTTTCGAATAAAAGGGAAACGTCAATGGGGGTCGAGCAAAGGAAACTTAAAAGAACCACAGGAACGTGTGAATCGAAGTAAATTTAGTAAGAAGCGAGTTATGGATATGGTCTTACATCAAGATGGGATTGGGGAAATGTTAGAAAAGACTTATCCAGGTTATCAATTCAAAGAAGTAGAAATTCGATACAACGACTTCAATGGATTATTTTATGTCTATGCAAGGATGCAAGATAAAAGAAGGGTGAGAGATAGACGATGAATCACGTAAAGAGGCATATTTATCGAAAGGTATTAAAGACATGTGACCTATTAGAGAGAGTATTAGATAAAGTCGAAATGATTTGGGAGGAAAAATAATGCCATTAACAGGGTTTTATAAATTTGATGTAGAGATGATTCATAAAGCAAAGGAAGTCATTAATGAATTACAACATGATATAGATCTGGATGTAGCGGGACGTAATGAGATGCAATTTATAGCAAGATATTTTGATGGATTAGAGAAACGTATCCAACAAAGTTTAGAAGCGGGATTGTAGTCATGCATCAAGCGATTTTTAAAAAAGTTAATGAAACACCTAAAGGAACGTATATGCAAGTTTTTGTCCCAGGTGTGTTTGTACCAGATAGGTACTTTGTGAATGGACTTGCTAACGGTGTGTTATCAGTTGATGATGGACGAAATATTTCAGGTGCTCAAAGAGGTTTATTATATGCATTATTTGCTGATATAACACGTAGCCTGGAAGGATGGAAGGAATCGAAGTATTCAAAGGATGACATTAAGGAGTTATTAAAAGCTCAATTCTGCGCGAAGTATGGTTTAGATTATTTTAGTCTTTCTAACGTCTCTATGGAAATAGCGGGAGAGTTCATTGAATATGTGCTTGATTTTGCCTTTATGCATCAAGTTCAGTTAAAATTTAAAAATTTTGAAGCAGCTAAATATGTAAGAGATATCTCTCATGTTTGTTTTAGGAATCGTGTGTGTGTTTGTTGTGGGCGATTAGAGGCAGTCGTGCATCACATGGAGACGGTCGGCATGGGGCGGAATCGGAATAAAGTAGATCATAGCAAAATGTTGTTAATTATGGTTTGCGCTAAGCACCACGCTGAGGTACATACCATTGGTGATGATAGATTTTGTCAAAAACATCATGTAGCAGGAATATTTGTTCCGGTTGAAACTTTGAAGGCCCTAAATATCAAGGGAGAGTATGGAGAGGAGGCAAATGTTTAATGTTGAGAAAATTATTTCAACTTAATGTGCAGACAAGAGAAAAAGTCGCTAGTTTTAAGAGTGTCAAAGAAGCATGCGAAAAAACGAGAATTAATGAATCAAGTATAAGGCTGGCGATAACAGGATTATACAGTCAAGCGGGTGGCTATGCTTGGGAGTGGAAAGGAGTGGATAAGCGAATCCTCCAAAATCAACAAACACTAGCGATTGATGAGTATATCTATTTACACGGTCTGAGCTACAGAACATTGAGCGAGATGGTAGGAATTAGTTTCAGTTCACTACAAGAAATTAATCGTCGTGGAACTTGTTCAAGTAAAAGCAAAGAGAAGTTAATGCGATTGGGGATTGACCCAAGTTCTCGTCTTGATCCAAAGGGTTATGTCTATATCCACGATATGGAGCAACCTGAAGGATTTGAAGAATACGTTTGCGATGTTTTGCAAAGAAAAAAAGTTGGCGTATTCAAATGTATGGACGAATTAGAAGCTAAAGAGATTTCTGACGTGTTAAATAGAAGAGAAGTCGCACATTATGAGTTGCAAAAAGGGAATCTATTTTGTGTGAAATATGATGCAACGATATAGGAGGGAAAAGAGATGATTAACCAGGTTGTTTTAATTGGGAGACTAACGAAAGATATTGAATTAACTTACACACGAAATAACAAGGCTTATACAAAGTTTACGTTAGCGGTTAACAGAAGTTTTAAAGATGAGAAAGGGAGTCAGCAAGCGGACTTTATTCGTGTGGTCGCTTGGGGAAAGCAGGCGGAGAATACAGCAAAGTTTGTGAAGAAAGGGGCGTTAATCGGAGTCACAGGGCGAATTGAGACTGGAAGCTATGATGATAACGGAACTACACGATATACAACGGATGTCGTAGCGAATTCAATAACATTCTTAGAAAGTAAAACATCACAACATCAAGAAGCGGGATTTAATGAAAGTGTTCCGTCAAGTCATCAGGCTATGTCTAATGGTACTCCATATGCGCCAGATTTTGATTCACCGCATTTTAATCCGTTTGATCCTAATTTTTCAAACCCTAATTATGTAGCAAACTATAATAGTCCATTTGCCACTGCTACGACAATGGCAGGAAAGATTCAGAATGAACCATTAATTAATATCGATGATGATGATTTACCGTATTAAGTGCAAGGGGAGAGAAAATGAGTAATTTAGAACAGGCTAGAGAGTTATTTAAAAATAATCTGTCAAAGTATTCGACACAGAATGTCATTCAATTAATGCAAATCAGTGACATTAGTCATCCAGGGCACAAACTGCATAAAGTTTTGCGTGATCTTGAATATTCAGAAATGATTTATGAAGAATGTCAGAAAGAATTAAATAAACGACTAGCGATATCGCAAAGATAGATAAAGAATTGGTTGAGGTGGAACATGAATAGAGAGATGAAAGTCAATCGAGATGATTATTCAAAAGAGATGAAAATTAGGTGTGAGAAGTGCCAGTCACACTTACTTGTAATGATACACAAAAATTTCAAAGAATGTGTTTATGTGCTTGGATGTGCGTTTTGTGGTCATAAAAATGAGATTAAACTTGGGAAGGATGAGTAGAGCATGATGGTAAATGAATTTAAAATATCAGGGAAATTAGTAAAAATGCAGGTGTTCCCCGCGTCGAGAAAAACGTTAGGGATTTTGGTCGAAGGTCAATTTAATGGAGTCGCACAATTTTATCCAATGTTTTGCTATGAATCGCTAGTTGATGTTATTTGCGGAAATTATAAAGTAGGGGATGCGGTAACGGTAACAGGAGGTCTTAGATATTTTACAAAAAGCCGTAAAGTAGATTTAATCGCCTTTAGTATTAAGCATAATCAAAACGATCCAATAGAAGTTAAGGAAATACATTCAAAAGATCCAAAATGTGATGAGAAAAATAGGGAAAATCAATTACCTATCCCAAAGGGTTCGATTAAACAAATCTCGATGATGGATGGAAGTATTATTCAAGAGTATGAAAGCATTAGAGACGCAGCTAAAGCTGTTAAAGTGAAGAAGTCGGCTTTAGAACGAGCGATTAATGAGAATAGACCATTGTCTGGATTCATTTGGTCGAGATAAAACACAGGGAGGGGATAAATATGAAAACACCATGTTATGGATGTTTGAATCGTAAAGTAGGATGTCATGCCATTTGCGAGCGTTATATGGCTTTTGATATGAAAAACAAGGAAGAAAGTAAACGTCGAGCGTTTTTATCAAATGTATTAAGTAATCCAGTGAAAGATAAGGCTATTAACGCTCATGTAATGCGGAAAGTCAATCGTTAAAGTGTGTTATTGGGTTCAGTATAGCAAATCAAAATATAAAAACGTGATGAAAAAAGGGAGAGAGTAAAAAAATGCTGACAATCAATGAATATAAAAACCAACACCACATATCAAACAAACAATTATCAGAGTTGTTAAATGTATCAGAAGAAACTGTTACTAGATGGTCTAGCGGAGAAGAAGCGAGTGCAGCGTCGGTCAAAAAGTTAAAGGCCATTGGGATTGATCATCCAATGACTAGACATCATAGGAAGAGCGCTAAAAAAGAGGTGAAGGTCGAAAAGCCTAAGTTTGACAGCAAAATTATAAAAGAGTATCAGTTGTCCATTATCAAAGGATTTGGTAAAACGATTGTTTCTAAGAAACATAAGGCCGAAGATATTATAAATGAGTTTGCTCGATTTGGATTGTCTGTAGAGCTAACGGACTTTCAAGATAAGACGCATTATGATTGGAATACACATTACGTTGCAACTCTAGTTGGGGGGATGGCATGTTAAAAGATATTTTGATAGGAGTAGCGGGAATTACCCTGTTACTCGTTTATATAGGTTGTTTATTTATCATTAATTGGTGGTGGATTCAATTGATGATTTAAGTAAAGAAGGGAGAAAAGAAGATGAATGATAGAGGGAGTAATATTTGTAAAAAGGCAGTTAACACCTTCGGATCAGATGTCCAAGAAATGATGTTTATTGAAGAAGTAGGCGAATTGTTCCAAGCACTATCGAAAAAACGACGTGGATTTGAAGGAGCAAATATTGCTGAAGAAATCGCAGATGTTGAAATCATGCTAGAACAGTTGAAACACATTCATAAGTGTCATGGTGAAGTTGATTACTGGCGTGATAAAAAACTCATGCGACTTTGCGGACGCATTGAAGCAAGAAATTAATAAAAAATGCAGCATAGTGTGAGTTAAGCCCCATTGTGCTGCTAAAAATATAGTTTTAAAGGAGATTGGCAATTATGAAGTATACAAAAGTGTTTGAAGATACTCTATACGGCGTTAAGTATTTTGTTTCAGAGTATTGTGGTGATAGCAATAAATTACAACATTTGGTCTTGTGTGAATTGGATGGAACAAATGTTGTTGAAGTTGATAATGGATATAAGGGTGTTACGATTAAAAAAGTTGGTTACATCCTGGGCGATTTAATCGAGTTAAGTATCGAAGAATTTGACAAAAGATTTAAAGAGGTTGTTTAAAATTGATGTTTAAAAAGGTACAGGTTTAATTGCCTGTACCAGCAAGGAGGTTTAGAGCTATGGTGTATCGCTTATATCTAATTAAAGATGGTAAAGAAATATATTATGGAAGTTCAACTTATATTGACTATATGTCTGAACTGATTGATGACTATGTTAAAACCAATGGTAATAGTGGCGAAAACTTCTCATTTAAAATAGAAGTTTCAGTAAGATAAAATACAAATTTTAAAGACGTTTAGGAGGAATTGCATGATAATGAATCAAGCTATTCATTTGTTAGAAAAGTATAGGAATTGTCCAGGTTGTGGAAGTCAGAAGTTAGGGAATGGAGAAGGAGGTTTGGAACTCCAGGATCAAATCTTCATGAGAACGTGTAAATGTGGATTTTTTGTTATAGTGAATTTGGGTAAGCAGGAGAAATAATCAAGTAGCGGGATATGGGGTGAGATTATGAATATTGTAAAATTGCTTGGTGAGTATAACGAGAGACAGCAGACAATCAGCGTCAATAAAAGTCAGCTTGAATATTTAGAAAAAATTAAGGTGAAATCATCTAGTTTAAGTAGTGATTCAGGAAGTAAGAAAGTATCTATTTCAGAACAATATGAGTTGCTGATGACAAAGAAAGAAGATTTGAAGATTATTATTGCTCAAGATGAATTAATCAATTTGACGATTGATTTATCATTAAATGAACTAGAATCGATTGAACAAGAGTTAGCAAAGATATTGAGATTAAAATATATAGTTGGCTATAAACATGAAAAGATTGCAAAGGAAGTGCATCTTCATCCAAGGACTATTACACGTAAGCATAAAATAGCTATTAATAAGTTATCAACCATCATGGAGCGGGTGTGGTTGGACGATGTAACTATTAAAAACTTGAGTAATGTCGTGTGAGTGTCTAGTAGCTGTCGTGTAAAACGTCAAAAAACGTGATATTATGATATTGTGCTTAGTCTGAAGATTAAGCGAAATAAGAACAGTAGATGTCCAACTCAAAAGTTCTTATAGCAGCACTTAGGTGTTGCATTTGTCGAGATAGCTTAATTGGTAGAGCGAAGGTAATCCTAGGCCTTATGTGTCGGTTCGAATCCGACAATCGACTCCACTTGTGTGGTATAGGGTACTACTGCAGTCAGTTCAATTCTGACACCACACACCCTAAAACTCTTTTTTTATCCCAATATTTATAAATCATTCCCTGTTTTATAAGTTTAAAACACACGTTAATTCGTGTGTTTTTTTATGTTAAGGAGTTGTGAGAAGGTGGCTAGAGAATTTTCTAAGCACATTTATAGAAGTAAGGCATGGAAACAGACACGAGAATATATTTTTAAAAAGTATGATGGTATGTGCCAAAAATGTGGCGCTCCAGGAGAAGAGGTCCATCACAAGATATTCTTAAGGCCATCAAATATAGATGATCCTGAGATTGTATACGGTGAAGATAATCTAATCTTGCTATGTAGAGACTGTCATTTTAAAGAGCATGAGAAAACTAATCCTGGATTTAACAATAGCAAGCCTAAGCGTGTTGTAGAGAATGGATGTTATTTCAACGACGAAGGAGAATTAGTGAGTCAAGAAGTCTACATTGTGTATGGTGCTCCTGCATCCGGTAAGACAACATATGTTAAGCAACATATGCAAGACGGTGATTTAGTTGTTGATTTAGACTATATCAAATACGCATTAACATTTAGAGGTAAAGGAGAGTTAGGGGATAACTTAATGCCAATTGCTTTTGATGTGAGAGATATGCTGTATGAGAAGATAGAGGCTAGAGATGTAGACGCTAAGAATATTTGGATCATTGCCTCATTGCCTCGCAAAGAAGAACGCCATCGATTAGCAACGAGATTAAATGCAAAGCTAATCCATTGTCATGCAACAGTACATGAGTGTATTGATAGAGCTATGAATGATATTGAACGAGTGGATAAAGAATTACAAATTAAAATCATAGATAAATACTTCGCTAACTACGAATCGTAGACTCCCCCCATAAAATTTTCTGGGGGACCTCCAGGGGGACCGTCGGAGTGGGGCCCCTGTAAAACACACAGGTCGCGCACGAGCCCCCCCTCCCCAAAAAGTAAAAAAGAAAGGAGTGATTTGTTTGGATAAAACAAAAGATGAACGGATTAAGGCAGAGATAAAAAGACTTAAAGCGATTTTTGCAAAGTTAAGTGCAAAAGAAAAAAAATTTTTAGAGCCATTAATTCAACGTGCTGCTTATATGAAAATTCAGCTTGAAGACTACGAAAAAGACTTGCTAGATAATGGTTATGTTGAAATGTTCAGTCAATCAGACAAGCAAGCGCCGTATGAACGCGAACGTCCAGTGGCTCGTCTTTATACTACACTAAACGGAAATTATCAGAAGATTATGAAGCAATTAAGTGACCATATTGAACACGTTCCAGTCAAAGAAAAATCAGATGGATTTGAGGAGTTTATTAACTCACGATGATTAAATATGACTTAGATTACAATCCGATTCGACTTTATTATGATGAAATAATCTCAAAAAAAGTAACGGTTAGTGTAAAAGTGAAGCGAGTTTATCAGAAATTAGTTCAAGACTTGGACGATGAAATGAGCGAATGGGAATATGATCCTAAACGCGCCAATCATGCTATTGAGTTTGTAGAGAATTTTTGCAAACATTCAAAAGGTAAAATGGGTGGGAAACCATTCATCATGGAATTGTGGCAACGTGCCATGACTGCCGCCTTATTTGGATTTGTTCATAAAATCGATGGTGTTAGAAAATATCGTGAGTTTATTTTAATTGTCGCCCGTAAAAATGGTAAATCGGCGTGGGCGAGTGCTATCGCTTTATATATGCAAATGGCAGATGGAGAACCTGGACCTGAGTGCGTGAGTGCAGCAACAAAAAAAGACCAGGCGAAAATTGTTTGGTCTGAAGCTAAGCGTATGGTGAAGAAGTCACCAGTATTATCTAAGCGTATGCGTTGTTTAGTCGCTGAAATCGTCTCAGATTTCAATGATGGTGTATTTAAGCCACTATCTAGCGATTCGAATACACTAGATGGATTAAATGTGCATTGTTCAGTCATCGACGAATTACACGCCATTGAAGACAAGAACCTTTATGATGTTATTGTCGATGGAATGACTGCACGGGAACAACCTATTTCAATCATTACCACAACAGCCGGAACGGTGCGAGAAGGTATTTTCGATATTAAATATGATGAGTGTGAGCGAATTATCAATGGCTATGATTCCGGCGAATATGTCGATGAGCGAGTGTTACCAATTATTTATGAGTTAGATAATCGTAAAGAATGGACGGATCCAGAATGTTGGGCAAAAGCTAATCCTGGATTAGGAACGATTAAAAACGCGAATCAGCTAAAAGCTAAAGTGGAAAAAGCTAAGGCTAATCCGCTTTTAGTTAAAAACTTGTTATGTAAAGACTTTAATATTCGTGAAACCTCTAATGAAGCATGGCTCACGTTTGAACAAATTAATAATCCGACTAAATATGACCTTACGTTGTTAAAACCTCGTTATGGGATTGGTGGAGCCGACCTATCAACGACAACCGATTTAACAAATGCGACGGTCATTTTTATGTTGCCTGGCGATTCGAATATCTATGTTAAGCAAATGTACTGGCTTCCGGAAGATTTGCTAGAACAACGAACGAAGGAAGATAAAATTCCTTACGATATTTGGTGTGATTTAGGATTATTACGGACAACACCGGGGAACAAAGTACATTATAAATTTGTGACTGAATGGTTTTTAGAAATTCAAAATGAATATGACATTTACTTGCCTTGGATTGGTTATGATAGCTGGTCGGCTACTTATTGGGTAGAGGAAATGAAAAATAACTTTGGTAAAGAGTGCATGGAAGCTGTGATTCAAGGTAAAAAGACGTTATCAGGGCCTATGAAGTCGTTAGGAGCTGATTTGAGCTCGAAAAAAATTATTTATGATAATCATCCAATTCTTAAATGGTGTCTAACTAATACATCGGTTGAGGTTGATAAAAACAATAATATTCAACCGGCCAAAGGGAATTCATCAAGACGACGTATTGACGGAACTGCAGGATTATTAAATGCCTATGTCACACTAGAACGTCACTATGATGAATATATGAACATGATTTAGGAAGGGGGTGAAAGTATGGGAATTTTAGATAGAGTTAAAACAGTTTTTAATAAAAATGTGACAGTCTCTAGATTTGAAATGATGACGGAAGCGGGAACAGGTTTTTATTCCTTTAACGGTGAATTATACAAGTCTGACATCATTCGTGCTTGCATACGACCTAAAGCAAAAGCCATCGGGAAGTTAGTTGCTACTCATGTACGAGAAGATGAAAAAGGATTAAAAATTAATCCTGATGCTTACATGAGATTTTTGCTAGAAGAGCCTAATCCATATATGAGTGGGCAAATGCTACAGGAAAAGGTCATTACACAATTGATGTTGAATAATAATGCTTTTATATATATTCACCGTGATGATAATGGCTATCCAGTTGAGCTATATCCTGTGCCAGCAACGTTTGTTGAAGCAATTTATGATAAATACGGATTTTTGTATCTAAGATGTACGCTAAAAAACGGAAAGATATGTACTTATCCATATAGCGACATCATTCATCTACGACGTGACTTTGCTAATCACGATATTTTTGGTGATAAGCCACATGATGCGTTGATTCCGTTAATGGAAGTCGTGACAACAACAGATCAAAGTATTGTTAAAGCAATTAAAAATAGTAGCGTAGTGAAATGGTTATTGAAATTTAATCAAGCATTACGCCCAGATGATATCAAGAAGCAAACGAAAGATTTCGTCAAAGACTACTTACAAATTGACGGTGAAACAGGTGGAGCAGCTGCAACAGATGCAAAATTTGACGCTAAACAAGTAGATCCCAAAGATTACGTGCCTAATGCGGCGGTCATGGATAGAACTAAAGATAGGCTTTACTCATTTTTTAACACGAATGACAAGATTGTCAAAAGTGATTATGATGAAAACGAGTGGAATGCCTATTATGAAAGTGAAATTGAACCGGACGCCTTACAGCTATCTAACGAGTATACGAGAAGATTATTCACTCGAAGAGAGCGTGGGTTTGGGAACAAAATCATCTTTGAATCATCAAACTTACAGTATGCTTCTATGACGACTAAACTTCAATTGGTCCAATTGGTTGACCGTGGAGCGATGTTGCCAAATGAGTGGCGACGAATTTTAGGAATGGGACCTATTGAAGGTGGAAATAAACCAATTCGCCGACTTGATACAGCAGTTGTTGGTAATGGTGATAATACAGATGACTTGAAAGGGGGTGAAAGCTAGTGAATGAAAACTTAAATCAATTTCTAGAGGTCAAGAATGTAACAGAGAGTACGGCTGACCTCTATTTTTATGGCGACATCGTATCATCATGGTGGGGCGCATGGGACGACACCGACCAATACCCCGAATCGGTCAAAAAATGCATGGATAAAGCTAAAGGAAAAGATTTAAACATCTATATTAATTCTGGTGGTGGTTCGGTATTCGCTGGAATGACGATTTATAACATGATTAAACGTCATGAAGGGAATACGACAGTGTATATTGATGGATTAGCAGGTTCAATTGCATCAGTTATCGCTTTAGCAGGTGATCGTGTTGTTATGAGAACAGGTTCAACGTTCATGATTCATAAACCGTTATTTGCGTTATGGGGCGGATACAATGCCGATGACTTTAGAAAGATGGCACAAGATTTAGATGTTATTCAAGAGTGCATCATGCAAGTATACAAAGAGAATTTAAGGGACGGCGTCAATCCGGACGAAGTAGAGCAAATGGTGAATGAAGAAACCTTTATGTCTAGTGAGAAAGCTTCAAAGTATTTCAATATTGAAGTGGAGCGTGGACATCAAGCCGTTGCTTGTTCAAGTGAATTTTTAGAAAAGTTTGCAAAAAATCAACAGATGATTCCAGTCGCTAAAAATGATAATCATCAAGAACGAATTCAAGCTAAATTGAAATTATTAAAATTGAAAGGTGGAAATAACCATGAATAAAGAAAAATATTTAAATAAGCGTAAACAATTAATGACCGAAGCCGAAAACATGATTGATGAAGGTCAAGTGGCTGAAGCTGAAGCAAAAATGAAAGAAGTAGAGGAATTAGATACGACATTTGAAAACGCCGCAAAAGCACAAGCGAATTTAAATGCATTGCGAGGGAATTCGGTCGTAACGGATATCTCAAACATGGGAGCAACAGTAAAAGATTACGGTGTATTAGATTCGTTTTCAACCGAAAAGGAAGTGGGAGTGATGGCTATGAAAGATGATAAAAAGCTGTATAATACAGCCTTTATGAAAACTTTAATGGGGACAACATTAAATACAGAAGAAACAGAAGTTTTTAATTCAGTAAATGAAAAGTTCCGTAACTCGACACAAACTGCTGAACAACATCAAGTTTTAATTCCAGAAACAATTAAAGAGGGAATTTGGAAAGAGATTGGAGAATTGCATCCTATTTTTGCAGATGTTCGTCCAACTTATGTTAAAGGAGATTTAACAATTATCAAGGAAGAGACAGAAGGAACAGATGCAGAATGGGTGGATGAAGAGACAGAAGGAACAGATGCAGATACTGCTTTCGGTACTTTATCATTAACTGGATGTGAATTAGTTAAATCTATTCGTGTTTCATGGAAAATGAAAAAAATGTCGATTGAAGCATATCAGCAATACATTATTACGCATTTAGCAGAAAAAATGGCTCGTGCGTTAGCATTCGGTATTTTAAAAGGGAAAGGAAAACCTAGTGCCTCTGAACATAAACCACAGCCTAAAGGAATTATCCCAACTTTAGAAGGTGAAGGTTCTACACCGCAAGTTGTTCAATTTGATACAAATATTAAGTACACGGATTTAACGAATTTAATGTCTAAAATTAAATCTGGGTACTTAACTGGAGCAGTTATTTATGCTAATAACAAGACGATTTGGAATCAGTTAGCTAATGTTGTTGATGCAAATGGACGACCATTATTTATTCCAGATGTTACAAATGGTGGTGTTGGGCGAATTTTAAGTGTTGTTGTTAAAGAAGAAGATGTTATGGAAGATGATGAATTATTATTAGGTAACGTTGGACGAGGATATGTAATGAATATTAATGAGAATGTGACTCTATATCAAGAAGATCATGTTAAGGCACGTGCAACAGACTATATGACATACGCTATTGTCGATGGTGATGTGTTAACAACAAAAGCATTTGCTTTATTAAAAAAGCAGTAAGCCGCACTGTGATGGAAATTGAAGCGCCTAAAGTAGAAGCTGAAGTGGAGGTTGCTGAGGCGGCTGTTGCAGAAGAAAAAACAAAAAAATCAGAAGGGAAAAAGAGTGCGAAATAGCACTCTTTTCTCATAAAAGGACGTGATTAAATGTTACAGGATGTTAAATCATCAGTCCGAATTATAAATAACAAATTCGATGTAGAATTACTAGATTTGATTGAAGCAGCTAAAACCGACTTGCTTATCGCCGGAGTGACTAAAAATGATGAAGATGATCCACTCATTAAACGTGCGATTGTTTTATATTGCAAAGCTAACTTCGGACTAGATAACAAAGATTCAGAGAAATATCAAAATTCTTATGAGAATTTAAAAGAAAAATTATCATTGTGTGGTGATTATAACAATGTGGAATGATATTGCATATCTCGGTCGTATTGAAACCGTAGAAAATCAATACGGTGATATTTACGATACGATTGCTTACGATCAATTAGTTTATTGCAATAAAAAGTCAATTCGCCAAAGCGAATTTTATCAAGCACAAGCCGTAGGGTTAAAACCAACGCTTGTTATTGAAATCATGCTATCTGATTATGACGGTCAAGAGTATGTGACGTTTAATGATGAAGAATACAGCGTACTTCGCACATATGAAACGTCAAAAGAAAGAATTGAATTGACGTTAACTAAAGGTGTTACTCATGGCAATGCCTAAAAGCGTCATACGAATTAATAACAAAAATGGAATTACGTTTATTGACAATGTAGACAGAACAAAATACACATTACGAGAGCTTACGAGAGCAGCCCTGCGTGACACTGGAAAGTATGTATGCAATCGATTCAGAAAGAATTATTATTCTGCTTTCAAACGGAAGAAGCGCCGCGTCGGTCGTGCGACTCAATACTGGGTTCGAAAACGCGAAAATAATCTTCAAGTCGGCGTAAAGCCGAATGGATTCTATGGACTATTCCAGGAGTTCGGAAGTAGTAAAACTAAAAGGCTCGGTCTACTTCAAAAATCAGTAAAAAATAATATTCCGATGATCGTCAAAATTCAATCTCAATATTTGAGTGCTTTAGAAAGCGAAGCAAGAGCGATTGCCCTCATTCGTGATAAAGAGTATAAAGGCGGTGCTGATGGTGAGTAGAACGCTTGAAATCAGGACGATTTTAAAAGGAATCATCGAGGAATGTGGATGTAAAGCTTATTACGAAAGAGCAAATAAGAATACCGTATATCCATACGCTGTATTTGAGTTTGAAACTACCGACATTTCCGACAACGTGAAGCGGGAAATTGAAGTAACGATTGACATTTGGGATAAATCAGATGATAGCCTTACGGTTGAAACGATAGCGGATGAGATTATCCATGCAATTAATTACAAATTCTTGTTCCCAAACGGAAAATCGTTGCGAATTTATGGCGTGAGAAAGAGATCGTTACCCGATGAAGATGTAGCATTAAAGCGACGACAAATCGAATGCTCAGTTATTTATTTTGAAAAGGAGTGATACTATGGCAAAAGTGAGTAAAACAAATGAAACCTTACTAGGAGAAGGTGTCTTTTATATCGGCGAAGTTCCAATCGGATTAACGCGCGGTGGAGGACAATTCCTGGTTGAACGTGAAGTTCGACAAATCGAAGCAGACGGCGATCGAGGAAATGTTAAAGGAAGAAATGTCATTGACAAATCAGTTCCTAAACTTGTCATCAATGCACTACAAATCATTGGTGAGAATTTACCTAAGATGTATCCTGGATTAAAGGTGACTGAAGAGGGTAACAAAAAAATCGTGACAGGAACAGGAAAGATTGTAGATAGTGATTATCAAGACCTTGTGAAATTTGTCGGTATGACTGATAAAGGTAAAGAAGTTGTTATCACAGTTGAAAATGCCATTAATTTAGAAAATATCGACTGGACATTAGCCGATAAAGATGAAGTTGTTCCATCACTAACATACACAGGTTGTTATGAAGAAGAAAGTCCTGAAGGCTATGAGCCTTGGTCAATTGCATATGTAAAAGAGGCTTAGTCCTCTTTTTATTTTTATTAGAAAAGGAGAAATCAAAATGCGACAGTTAAATACAAGCGATTTATTTAAAGCAGCGCGCTTAATTAGAAAAATGGGAATTAAAGAAGATTTAAAAAAATTTGCTGAAGGAATTAATGCAGATCAAAATCAAGAAGAAGTTGGAATTGACATGTTAATGTTAATTTTTGAAAGAGCAACAGATGAAACATCTGAACAATTAATTTATGAATTTTTAGCAGGACCATTTGAAGTAGCTCCTCATGCAGTGAAAGAAATGGAATTATTCACGATGGTGGAGTCATTATTCAAAGTGGCTGATATCGAAAAATGGAAGGGTTTCTTTCAAGGAGTGCTTCGATAGATAGCGTCGCTGATGAGGAGTTTCTATTAAGCCGTTATCATAATATCGACTACATTATGTCGTTCGACTATGAGTATGGTATCGACTTTATTCATCAGGCCTACGACAAAAGATTGGAAGATCGTTTATTCCAACAATGGCTGGCGGAGATTCCTCACATGCAAAAACGTGTGTCGTTTGAAGAATACAAAAAAGAGCGACTCAGACCACGAATTAAAATTGAAAAACGATTCAGCAAAGAAGAGTGGCTATTGAAAGCACAAGAAATTGAAGAAAAAGCGAAAAGAGGTGGTTTCTAGTGGAGATCTTTAAACTCTTTGGCTCGATTTACGTTAATAACGACAAAGCAAATAAAAGTATTTCAAAAACTGGTGAAGAGGCTAAAAAATCAGGTGGATTACTAAGTGAATTAGGTGGTATTGCCAAAAAGGTTGGTGGATTCATCGCCGGTGCATTTGTTGTTACGAAGGTTGTTGACTTTACAAAAAAGATAGCAACAGTCGGAATTGAATATAACAAATTAAAAGAGCAGTCGGAAACGACTTGGACCACGCTTTTAGGCAGTCAAGATAAAGCTATTGAGCAGTTGAAACGGATTGAAGAGTTTGCTGCTAAGACGCCATTCTCAAAAATGGGTGTTGATAGCATGGCTAAATACCTTCATAACGCCGGATATGAAGGAGACGCTGTATTTGATACATTAACTAAAATTGGTGACATGGGTTCAGCTTTTGGGGTACAAGAAGATAGTCTAGTTGAATTAACACGACAATTCTCACAAGTCCAACAAGCAGGATACGCCTATACTGAGGACTTAAATATCCTCGCTGATCGTGGGATTCCAATCTATCAGGCGATTGCTGATGAAGTAGGGGTTACGGTTGCCGAAGTCAAAAAAATGGCATCCGAAGGAAAGTTAACGGCTGACATTTATAATGCTGCAATTGATAGCATGGCTGAAACAACAGCCGGTGCGATGGATGCACAGTCACAAACATTTGGCGGAATGATGTCAACGTTAACAGACAACTTAGAAACGTTAGCGGGACTATTGACCGAAAAAGTATTTGATGCTTTAAAAGGACTTCTTGAAAAAGTGTTACCAGTGGTTGAGGCCTTTTCAGAAGCTTATGCACAAACTGGAAGTTTCAAAGAAGCATTAATGCAGACACTTGAACAATTCGGATTAGAAAAATGGAGTGAGCTCATTACTTCAGTCGAAGATACATGGAAATGGATTAAAGATTTAACAACAGAATTCTTTGCAAATAAAGAAGCAATGACGTGGGTAGGAATAGCGCTAGGGATCCTAACGGCGCTCGTTGTTGCTCATAACTGGGCAACTATCGCTGCTAATGCATCAATGGCTATTCAAGAAGGACTTCTATGGGCGATGATTACAGCTGAGACAATTGCTACCGGAGTAACGACAGCATTTGGTGCTGCAGTTGCCTTTTTAACAAGTCCAATCACGCTCGTCATTCTAGGAATTGGAGCTTTAATTGCCATTATCTATTTGCTTATCACCAATTGGGATCAAGTTAAAGAAGCCGGCGCCAAAGCTTGGGAATGGATTAAAACAAAGTGGAATGAAGCGGGAGAATGGTTTAACTCAAGAATTGTTGAGCCGCTTAAAAACTTCTTTAAAGGTTTATGGGATAATATCAAGACAAAGGCTGGAGAAGCGTGGGAAGGTGTTAAAAATAAATGGAATTCCGCTAGCGAATGGTTCAAAAATACATTTATCCAACCCGTTAAAAACGCCTTCAAAACATTAGGCGATAACATCAAGAGTTTTTTAACGAATCCTCTTGAAAGTATTAAAAGTAGCTTTAAAAGTGCTTTTAACTGGATTATCAGCAAAATGAATACTGTAATTGGCGGACTTAATAGTTTTCAAATCCCTGATTGGGTCCCCGTGCTCGGTGGTAAGGGGCTTAACATTCCAAAAATCCCTATGTTATATAAAGGTACAGATTACTTTACACCAACTAAAACATGGGGGAACATGGCGCTTGTTGGAGAACAAGGACCAGAGATTGTTGAACTTCCTACTGGATCTAAAGTTAATACAGCTGATGAAACAAGAGATTTACTATCTGGAAATGGTGGAGGAGTCTTTATCTTCCAATCAATTCTAGACGGTCAAATTGTAGCGGAAACGACGGCTCAATATTCAGATATCATCAATGGAAGTCGATTAAGCATGACTGAGAGAGGATTGATTTTATAATGCTTGGTATTATTAAAAGTAATAAACATAGTTTTAAGGAGTTCGGTTTAACTATCAAGTCAAAAAAGATTAATACTGCTAAAAAAAAGAAAATCACTCTAACAATTCCATTTATGAACGGAAGTTATGATTTCAGCGAATTATATGGTGAACAAAGTTATGATGATAGAGATCTAGAGTATACATTTAATTTAGAAGCTTCTGACAAAGTTGGGTTAAATATAGCTAGAAGAAAAATCACTGAATGGCTAAGTGATGGTGGAAGGCAAATCATAAAAGATGATGCCTTTCCTGACTATTATTTTATAGCTGAATGCGTAGCTATAGATGTTAGCGAGAAAGGGAGTCATGCTGAAGTCAAAGCTTCATTCGTAGCTGATCCATTTATGTATGGTAATAACTATGAAGGACATGACATATGGGATGAATTTTCTTTTGAAGATGATTATGCTCAAGAAACTTCTTTTACTATCAATGGAACATCGACCATAGAGCTATATAATTTAAGTTCTGTTAGTGTGAGTCCTACAATCATTTGCACGAATAGGATGGAAATTTTGTTAGGTGGAGTAACTTATACGTTTGAAGCAGGAGTTATTAAAGATTATCGTTTTAAATTGCAAAAAGGGAATAATGAATTAAAAATTAAAGGTAATGGAGAGATACGTTTTGAATTTAGAAAAGAGGTGCTTTAAATGTATCTTGTAACAGCAAATAATGGCGAAGGTGATATTTATTTAAATGTACCCTCTACGAACAACAATGCCCAACGTATTACTGGAACTATTAAGAAGGGGATTAATGTGATTGATAGTTTTAGTTTTGCTATTTATCCGAATAACACCGCCTATTCACAATTGAAACAACTAAAGACAAAAGTTCGAGTTTTCAATGAAAAAACTAATAAATTAGAGTTTATCGGGAGAGTATTGATGACAAAACCGAAGATGGACTCTAATGGGTTGCTTCTGACGAACGTAGTCTGTGAGTCGGAATTGGGATACTTGATGGATTCAGTTACGAAATATGGAGAGTATCATGATATCAGTGTCAGAGACTTCCTACAGATTATTATCGAAAATCATAACGCTCAAGTTAGCGAAGATAAGCACTTTACTGTAGGGAAGGTTGAGATTACTGGTACTTTGTATCGTTACTTAGGTTATGAAGAATCATTAAACGCAATTAAAGATAAGTTGATTGAACGTCTAGGTGGCGAACTAAGCATTCGCTATGAAAATGGCGTAAGATACCTCGATTATTTATTAGAAACAGGAGTGCATACATCAACAGAAATTCGATTAGCAAAAAATCTATTGACGATAGAACAAGAGAAAGACCCTACACAAGTAGTGCCTCGAATTATTCCATTAGGAGCTAAAATTGAGGATTCAGATGAACGGATAACTATAGCTAGTGTAAATGACGGTGTTGATTACATAGATGACGTAGAAGCTATTGAAACATTTGGATTAGTGGCTAAATCTGTGACATGGGATGATGTTAATTATCCGGATATTTTGATGAGAAAAGCTAAAGAGTATCAAATAGCTAATAATCGAATTTTAAAAAAACATAAGATAGATGCCGTTGATCTATCCTTAATTAATCTAGATATTGATAGTTATGAAGTAGGTAACTATTATCCAGTTATTAATCCATTAATGAATATTAACGAAGAGTTGCGTGTCATTGAGAAGACAATTGTAATCGAGAGCCCAGAACAATCTAGCTTAACAATCGGTGATAAATTCGAAGATATTAAAGATTATCAACTTGGTATGTTAAAGTCGGCTAAGTCTGTCGAAGTTTTAAGAGGTAATATCTCATCCACTGTAACGATTGTAGGAGAGGTGAATACAGAGCTACAAAATACTGTTGCATCTGTTACCCAGATAGGAGACAACCTTAATACAACAAATGCAGTCGTTTTAACCCATAATCAAGCATTAATAGACTTAAGTAACCAAATGTTACAAACAATGCAAGAAGTAAGTCATTTGAAGGAAACGACATCAACTATTAGCGAGAAAGTTACTACAAACGGAAATAATATTGACCGTTTAAATAAACGACTGACGTTAGGAGTATAAAGATGGAAGAATATAAAATTATTAAAGCTACCACATTGACTGAATCTGAACAAACGCTATATAGCAACACTTCAGGGGCTGTAGTTAAAACAATCGTACTTCAATCAACAAATCCAACAATAACAAAAGCAACCCTGTCATTTGACGGAGTTGCTTTTAATTTTGAATTAGGAAGCGACGTAACTAAGTTTGAAGGGCCTATAATGACTAAAGCAATTAAGGGCAGTGGTGATGGAGTTAATGTCCATATTACTGGATTGCAACTATAAGGAGAGTGAGAAAATGGCCAATATTACAAATTATTTGAATAAAATTAAAACAGCCGTATATGGCAAGGATGTTCGTGGTGCTATTCATGACGCAATTAAACAAGTCTATGATGATGCATCAGTTAATCACGACAATGCAAATATGGAAGTTAAAATGGCTCGTGGAACTCATAATACATTAAGTGATCATCTGTCTTGTAAAGCTGACAAAAATGAGGTTTTTTCTATGGCGAATATGGGACAAGACATTCGTGAAGCTATGACAGGTGGAAGTGTGGCAATTGTTGGTGAAGATTCTGTATTAGCAAATAATATTGTAGATAGTCAAGTTTTACCTTGTAAAACAAGTTTCTTACGCAGTAAATTCCGCATGACACAAGAGGGGGTTAAGTTAGAGGATAATTCACGACAATACTACGATAAAACAGTTGATACGACGTGGTTCATCCGTATAACAGGACAAGATACGATAAAAGTTAGTGGTTGTAAATATCTGTATTTTTATGATGAGAATAAAGATTATATCGATAGATTTGTTAACCTAACTAACGAAGAACCTTTTGTTAAAGATTTATCACGATATTCAACATTAAGTAGTACGTGTTATGTAAGAGTTGGTATTGATTCTTCACTACATAACCCAACAATCGTGATTAATGGTGTATATTATGCTGACTATGAAACAGAATTAGACAATGAGGTAGAAGAAAGTCAAAATATTTTTAACATCACGACGGATGGAATGAATTTATTTAATAAAGATGATGAAGATATTGAAGAAGGATATATTACAGACGATGGGTCTGTTGATACATCGCAAGGTGGAATTTTAAGTGGGTTTATTGAAGTTGAGAAAGGCGAACGCTATTATACAACTGCTACTTATTATTGTGCGTATTATGATAAGTATAAGCATTTCCTATTTAAAGGACAAAATATGACAATAAAAGAAGTACCAAATTGTAATAGTATCAAGTATATCCGTATTTCAGGAACAGATAATATTGAAACAAGGTACTTTAGAAAGTGCGGTAAAGCTATAAAAAAAGAAAAGTTTATTGAGGGAGTTGGAGTTGATTTATTAAAAAAAGAAATTGAATCACCATATTTAATTAAAACTAATAGTATTCTTAAAAATAGTAATTTCTATCCTATTGAGTTACGAGCAACAATAGGAGTAGACGAACAACCAATAGAGGTTGAAAGCGAAGATTACTTTACTACTGATTATCTGCCAATTAAATTCGGAGATATATTATATTCTAACAAACCAGTTTATTTAGTTTCTTTTCATTCAGAAACAGGGGCTTATTTAGGTAAATTACACGGTTCCGTTCACGATACACTGAAAGTTGCAACATCTGATTATTCGTCTTTACCAACCACTAAATTTGTTAGATTATGTTATTCTAACGAGTATAAAAATTCGGCAGTAGCAACTATTAATGAAGAAAACCAAATCATGGAACTGAACGATAATTTCATTATCAACAAAAAGGATTTAATTAAAAGTTTACTGCCAGACCTTGAGTACTTTAAGACAAATAATCTACTTTACAGCACGGATTTGACCTACGGTAAAGCACTTACTGATAACGGAGGACTAACAAGCTTAGTAGGCACTGCGTGCTCTGATTTTATTCCTGTATCACACGACTCTACAGTAATATTTAACGAGTGTAGACGTATTTGTTGTTACAATTCGAATAAACAGTTCTTAGGAAGATTCACAGGGGCAGAGCAACCTTTAATCGGTGGTAAGCGTATGGTTAAATTCAGTAACTTTACTTATGATAACGGCGATGAAGTAGCTTATTTTCGTATTGACTTTTATATAGAGGGACTTGATCCAAGACACACTTTTGTTACTGTTGATGAAGAAGTAACAGTAGACGTAATAGACTATGGTGTAACTAATGATGGCACTATTTTCAGAAAGAGCTTTGACTTCGGTGGAGCTAATGGTTATCGTATTCCATTTATGACAATTACTAATCAAGGAACAATTATCGCAGGTTCAGATATTAGATATAATAACTTAGGCGACCAATCTTTAATCTCTATCGGAACTGCACGCTCTGTTGACGGAGGTAAAACTTGGACAGATAAAGTCGTTGCTTGTCCTAATAGTGGAATCAGTGAAATCAGTCGTGCTATGGATGGTACTATTTTAGCAACAAGTAGCGGACGTGTATTCTTATTAGCAAACCACTGGGATGATGGTGCAGATAACTGGTTGACACCAAATACACATCCTGATCCAAATTGGAGTTGTAAATTGTATCGCTCTGATGATGATGGATGTTCTTGGCAGTTACATCAAGATTTAAGCCATCTTCTTAAAGACAACCAATGTGCCTTTATTGGTGGGGTTGGTACAGGTATTGAAATGTCTGATGGTAAATTGGTATTTCCAATTCAAGTTAGCTTGCTAAACGACACACCATACGCGTGTCAATCAGGCATCATTTATTCTTCAGATAACGGGGATACTTGGATTATGAGTGAAAATTTAGTTCCTAGACGTTCGGGAGAATGTAGTGTAGTTGAATATCCAACCGGAACTATTCTATTAAATGCACGAGATGATAGTAGAAATCAACGTGCCATCTTTACTACAACAGATTTAGGAACTACATGGAATCCCCATAGTTCAGATGGTAACTTAAATAATAACTGTATTTGTCAAGGTCACACCTATAAAATCACACATAACAATCAAGATATGATTTTATTCTCAAATCCTGTAAAAGGAAACCGTGATGATGTTACCTTAAAAGTTTTAGTTAAGAATCAATATTTGACTATCGACACTACACACGTTGGATCTTCATATGGTTATAGTTGTTTAACCTATGATAGCAGAAATCGAAAATTGTACTGCGTTTACGAAATTGGCGGCAATTTAGTATTTAAGGACTTAACAGACTTGCTACCACAAATCCAAATGACTCATAATTTGAATTTTATTTAGGAACAATTGGGTAATAGATAATTAAAAACTAAATTTTAATCGGTTCAATAAAAATAGGTCACTCATTGAGTGGCCTTTTAATTTGAAAGAGGTGTAAAAATGGCATTATTTGAAGTATCTAAGACATTGATTTTATTGAGTATTTCTGTAATTGTCGACTTTATCACTGGTTTGTTCGCTTCTAAAATTAGCGGTCAAGAGATACGGTCAAAAAAATGGAATGATGGTCTTATTCGTAAAGGAAATATGATCTTTGCGGCTTTTAGTTGTCTATTGTTAGATTTAGTGACTGGATTTGACTTCATGCCTTATGTCCCAGAAATGGTAGCTAGTTTATTAGAACAATTAGGTTTTGTGCGGATTGGGCTGTGTGAGATTATTTCAATCGGGATCATTGGTGGCGAGTGGAAGTCTATTCATGAAAATTGGAAGAGAAGTGGCATTGTCATTCCTTCATTCATTACAAACTTATTAGACAAAGTTCTAGGATTGTTCAAAGGAGAGGAAGAATAATATGAATATTGTTAAAAACCTAGTATCTCAAAGCAAATATAGCGTTAAATGCCCTTATTCTATGACACCAGAGTTTATCGTCGTTCATAACACAGCAAATGACGCGTCAGCTCAAAATGAAGTTAAGTATATGATTAGTAACAACAATCAAGTTTCATTTCACTTTGCGGTAGATGATAAAGAAATCGTTCAAGGATTGCCTCTAGATCGTAATGCGTGGGCGTGCGGTGATGGCGCTAATGGGAAAGGTAATCGCAAAGGTATTCAAATCGAGATTTGCTACTCAAAAAGCGGTGGAGCTCGTTTTGAGAACGCTGAAAAGAATGCCGCTAAATTTATCGCTCAGTTATTGAAAGAGCGTGGATGGGGTGTAGATAAAGTAAAGAAACATCAAGACTTTAGCAATAAATATTGTCCTCATCGCACATTAGACAAAGGATGGGCTTCATTTGTAAATATGCTTAAAGATTATTTAAATGAATTAAATAAACCAGTGCAATCCACTCAATCGTCTAGCATTTCTGTTGGAGATAAAGTGAAAGTTAAGACGACAGCAACTCATTACGCAACAGGACAGTCTATGGCTTCATTTGTGAAAGGTTCAACGTATGAAGTCACTCGAATTGATGGAAATAAATTATTGTTATCTGATATTGTGTCATGGGTATGGCATTATGATGTTGATAAGGTCGGATCCACAACTCAATCAAGTTCAGATAACTCATTCCTAGTCGAAATTATATGTGACGAGTTAAATATTCGCCAACAAGCGGATTTTAATTCTAAAGTTGTTGGAACGGTCAAAAAAGGTGAAGTGTTCACCATTGTAGAAGTGTCTAATGGATTAGGTAAGTTGAAATCGGGGGCTGGATGGATTAGTATGGGCTCTGCTTACGTTAAGCGTAAATAATATGCTATAATATATTCATAGGCAGTAGCCTAAATAAAATAAAAAATCAAATATCACACATAAAAATCTCTACAAGATGAAGATTAAGTAAAAAGAGGTAGATTCGGTCAATTCCGTTTCTACCTCTTTTTTTATTTATGACAAAAAACGACATCAAAAAGTAGTGCAGTATGTTATTTTATATCTATTTAGGAGGAGTTTGTATGGGATTAAGAGTGAATAAGCGAATTAAAATTGCAAAAGGAATTTATCTTAACGTTGGCAAGAAGGGGATGAGTGCAAGTGTTAAAGTAGGAAATGTTACCTATAATTCACGCGGTAGAGTGACGGCATCTATTCCAAAAACAGGAATTAGTTATTCAACAAGTTTGAAAGATAAAGTATTTGAGAAAAAGCGTAAGGATAAAAAGTCATTGGAGCAGAGGGTGCAAGAAAAGCAATTAAAGCTAGAAGAAACAAAATCGCAGAATGAATTTAAAAAAGAAGAATTAAAGACGGCTATCAATAATTTTAAAAATAGTGTTCCAATTGAAACTGACATAAATGCTCTAATAAGTTCTACTAAAAGAAATTTAATAGCATCACGTTTAGGTTTATATTTATCGGTGCTAATCTGTGTATTAGCAGTCGTATTAATGCTAGTAAATATTTTCTTAGGGGGAGGGTTCTTGCTATTAGGATTATTATTGGCTAGAGCAAGTAAATTAAACATTAAAAAATATAAAGTTGCGTTAGAAAAATCAGAAGAAAAGCAGTTAAGTAGCGTTTAGCTACTTAGCTGCTTTTTTTATGGATAACTGATAACCTAAATTGTTGCAATCGTTAAAATGAATCCAGTCGTCTGTCTCTTTGTTGAATTCAAACTTCAATTTATCGCGAATATTAACATTCCCAATGATAGTCGAAGCTTCAACATTAGAGCGTCGTACTTCATCTTTTGTAAAGGTCATTGATACCATGCCTATTAACAACCCACAAAACTCAATACAATCATAATTACTAATCACTTCATATATTGTCATTTCAATTCCTCCTCAATCTAACTTTTTTAAAACTTTACGGTATTGATCGTATAAATCCCATTGAATTTCATCAGCTAATTTAGCAAAGAACCACCAGTCAAGGCACGGTAGGAACTCTTTGGGTGTATCCTTCTTATATTTAAGATACTTCTCAATGGTTTCCGATACCGTTAAACATCCTTCAAAATCAATCTCTTCATGATTCCATTTACTCATTCTAACCCTCCTAAAATCATCTTACACTATAGGATATGTAGAATTTGTTAGTTTATGTATGTCCAGCGAGTATACAAAAAATATTTTTCTGTCATAGGTGGAGAACAATGGGCATACATTAAGGTGTGAGGTGATTTGGATGAAAATAATTGGAATTGACATGGGGAAAGCAAATTTAAAAGCTTTCGATGGAGTAAGAGAATTTACGTGTGCTAGTACATTTGCTGAAGGAGTTGATAAGTTAGAGAGTGGTTATCAAGTTCTTCATAATGGTAAGAAGTATTTGATTGGGGATACAACACTTAATTATGATTTAGAAATTACAAAAGAAAAGGCGCAGCACAGAATGATGATGTATCTTGCTATATTTAATTTAGTATCTAATGGTGAGCATGTTGGGGTAGTAACTAGTTGTCCAGTAGATATCTTTCTTAATAAACAATCGAAAAATAGTTATCGAAGATTCCTTCAAGAAGATGATAAAGTGACGCTGACTGTAGGCAATAAAACTAAAACATTTTATATAGACGCCTTAACAGTGGTAGCTGAAGGTTCTGGTTATCTGTTCCAAAATCCTGAACAGTGTGCAGATGAAATGATTGGATTAATAGATATAGGCGGGAGTACGACGAACTATATATTAGCTAACGATCTTAATGTTGTGAGAGGTCAAAGTTTCTGTGAAGCAGATGGAATGCATTATTTAAGAGTTAAAATTAGGGATGTTTTGAAGAAAAATGGAGTTGTGGTGGGTGAAAATGAAGTTAAATATCTTTTGAAAGATATGGGAGCTCATAAATACATCATTAACGGAGTTATTAACACTTATCTGGATGGGATAAAAAAACATCTTATAGCGAGAAATTGGAGTGAAAATACGAAATTAGTGTTTGTTGGTGGAGGAAGTTTGGAGTTAAAACGACAAATTGAAGAAAAATTTCCTCATTCGACAATTTCTTCAGACGCTTTATTTGATAATTGTTACGGAAATCATCGAATAGGAGTGTTAATATGGGAAAAGAGTCGAGAGTGAAAAAAGGGATTAGTTTCACAGAAGAGAATTTTGATGTATTAGAATATTTGAAAACAAAGAGTAATGCATCAGAGTATGTAATATCGTTAGTTCGTAAAGATATGGAAAGAACTGATTCAGCTAAACTAGATCAGATAATCACTAAACTAGAGAATATAGAAAGAATGTTAGCTACTGGAGAGTTCAAGAATAATAGTGATTCTAAGGAACTACAAGGCGAAATAAAAAATAAAGTTCTGAAATCAATCAAAATAATGATTGATGAAGATGACGATGAATAAAAAGGAGAAATAGAAAGAAAATCTCTCTATTTCTCCTTAAAAGAAGAGCATTGGAATGTTGTCGTATCAATAGTTATAGCTGATTTTTATTTGTTTCGGAAACAAATGCAGAACAAGACCTAGACAAGACCTAAACAAGAGGTTAGTGAGGTGGTTCAGTTGGTAGAATTTTTGGTGGCGGGAGCGATTTTGGGATATGCTGCTCTCTTGGTAAAGAAAGATCCGTTAGATACTAAAGAGGTAAAAGCTTTAAATGAGATCTTTGAAGAGTGTAAATTTAAAAATAGTAAAGGTGTATTAGCCAACGTATATAAATTTATCAAACACGATACTTACACAGAATTCTATATTGATATTCCAATCGGAAAATCAGTATCAGATCTTGAAAAGTGCATTGAAGCGATTGAAACGTATTTTAAAAATAATGCATCAGTAGAGTATAAAAAGAATGAAGTCTATCTTAAGATTTATACTACCCATCTGAAAGAGTTCTATGCTTATCAAACTCATAAAGTTGATAAATCTAAAGGTTTAAATGTTGTGCTAGGAATGTCGCGAGATGGAGTGATAGAGCGTAACTTAAACACTGATCCTCACTTATCAGTTGTTGGAGCGACTGGGGGAGGGAAGTCAGTGTACGTCAATTCAATGCTTTGTCAATTGATTGAGAATTATTCAAGCGACGAGTTAGAGCTTATTCTCTTAGATTTGAAGGGGAATGAACTGAATGAATACAAGGATCTATATCACACGAGATATCACACCAATAGCATTGAAGCAGCAATCGAATTCTTTCCGGTACTCCGAGAAGAAATGATTAGTCGATATCAGCAACTAGGTAATCACCGCACTATCCAGTCCTACAACAAAGCTAATCCTAATAATAGAATGAAATATCAATTCATAGTAGTAGAAGAGTGCTTTTCCTTAATCGGCAACAAAGGAGCATGGCATTTACTAGGGGATATCTTATCAAAAGCTAGAGCGTGTGGAATGCATATCTTACTGACGACTCAGAGACCTGCTTCTGACGTTATCCCAGCACTAGTTACGACTCACTTAGGAATTAGGGTAGGGTTAAAGACGAATAAGGCTCAGGAGTCAAAGAATGCGATTGAAATCACAGGACTCGAAAAGTTAACGACACCAGGAAGTGGAATCATTAACTTTTCAGGTAAATATGAATATTTTCAAGGCTTTTTCATCAGTGATGAAAAAATAGAACAAATCACAGCAAAGTATCGACGTCCGGTCGAAGTTATTTCTACAATTATCGAAGATAAAAATCCAGTTAAAAAGCCTTCATTACTATTTGAATGGGAGGAATAGAAATGAAGTGGATGGGGTTTGAAATTAATAGCAAGTATTTAATTGAAGTCAAAGAATGTTGTGCTTGTCGTGAAAAGATTCCAGTTGATCAGTTGCTCGGGAATGGTATGTGCCAACGTTGTACGGATATTGAAAATAATCTGTTGGAACGATTAGCTGGAAAATGGGGGCAAATGGTTATTGAAGAGGAGAACGCCCGCTATAATTCAGAAATCATGAGACGGCTAAGACAGAATGATGAGTCAGAAAAGCGAAATGGGTGGTCTTCATGGCTTTAACGACAAGAGATGTCCGAGTGGTTAATTTCTTGGAAGACACACGATTAATTATGACAACTGAACAGATTGCTAGATATTTTTATAGAAGTAAACAATCTCAGACGTTACATTCAATATCGGTTATCGCTGGGAATCGCTTAAGAGTAATGATCAAAGGCCGCCATGTTAAGCGTGTGAGAGAGTATCATAATCAAGAGTATATTTATTACAACTTTCCTAAAATGCCAAAACGTAGTCAACATAAATTGCTAATGTCGGAATTTCTTGTTACAATGAAAGAAAATAACTTTAAGATTATTAAAGTTGACGTTGAGTTTAAAGCATTACAAAAGGATTATGAATTAAGACCAGATATGAGAATCGAATTTGATTATTATCAAATCAAGTTTGTAGCATTTATTGAAGTCGATCATACAAAGACCTTTACTAATGAAGAGAAGTATAAGAAGTTAATCCGGAGTCGTAAGACCGATTCAAAAGTGGCTGAACTATTAAGTGATAATTTTCTATTAATTTCAGTGTGTGATAAGAAGCCGGAGATGAAAGGTGTCCAATGGATTAAATCAGATATGTCTAATTTTACAAAGTTTAAATATGATTTCGATCAAATGGTAGCGGATATGCTGAGAAAGAAGTAATCTGCTACCAATTTGCCACCTAATCTGTTTAGGTGGCGTTTAATTATTGAAAAAAGATGAAATCAATGCCGATATTAGAGTCAAAAATATATACTTTTGACTCTAAATATTGTATATATTATAGTATGTAGTTAATAATTATAATAAATGATTTTAGGAGGGAGTACAATGAAATCGCCATTTGTTCCAGAAGAATTACCCTTAACAACTCAAATAAATCCTCTAGATTTTATGCAATTATTAATTGAAGCCAATAAAAAGATTGCAATCTATGATAATATGTTAAATCATAGTAAAATTAATAAGTCTTTACTTTTAACGCCTATCTCGTTAAACGAAGCTGTACAATCAACGAGAATTGAAGGAACGCAAGTGACTATCGATCAAGTTTTAGAATCACAAGCTGAAAATGATGTTTCTTCAGAAGATATACAAGAGGTTATGAATTATTCACAAGCCTTATATAGAGGGAAAATGTTGTTAGAAATGTATCCCATTTCTACACGTGTAATAAAAATTTTGCATAATGAATTACTATCAGGAAATGTTCGAGGTCGTCATAGATCGCCAGGTGAGTTTCGTACTACACAAGTCTATATTGGCCCTGAAGGGTGTGATATTAAAAATGCGTCATTTATCCCACCAGAGCATACATTGATTAATCACTGCATGTCTAATCTTGAAAGGTATATTAATGAGCCAAGTGATCAACTGGATTCATTAGCGAGAATAGCAATTATACATGCACAATTCGAAACGATTCATCCTTTTTTAGATGGTAATGGGCGAATCGGAAGAATCTTAATTCCTTTATATTTATATCAAGAAAAAGTCATTGAAGATCCTAACTTCTTCTTGAGTCAAACTTTAGAAAAAGATAAATATAAATATTATCAGTTATTGAATGACACAAGAAAAGGAAAGTGGACAGAATGGATTAAATTTTTCTTAGAGTGTACAATTAAGCAGGCTGAATTGAATATCCAATTAATTGGAAAAATTAATGATTTATACGATAGAGATTTAGAAGAAATGAAAAAAGTTATCTCATCGGCAAACGTCATTGATTTAATAGATAGTATGTTTAAACGGCCAATCTTTAATGCTAAACAAATTGCAGAGTTTACAGGTATTAGTATAAGCACTGTAAGAAGGTATTTGAATGTTTTAGAGCAACAAAGAATAATTTATTCAGATGGAAAAGTAAGAAATAAAAAATATTATTATTATATATATGATCTTTAACTTGGTTGTAAGTACGAATTTAATGTATTATTGGTTAAAACAAAAACGATTTAATTTTTTATTATGTATTATTGGAGCAATTATGCTATTGTCTTCATCGATTTTATTTCAAAGTCATCGACAAATTATGTTTGTTAATTATATGTCAGGATTGTTATTAGGATTAATTGCGGTTGATCAATATCTTGAAACTAGAAAAAATAAATTATTAATTGGCTCGATTGTTTGGATCATTATTAATAGTTATTTTTTTAGTGTCACGGCAATATTTGTAATTTTTAGTTATTATTGTTTTGAAGTTATAAATAAAGATGGTTTTGAAATCAAAGAGATATTACAAATTCTTAAACCAATTATAATCGCAATATTAATATGTAGTGTTTTATTGTTACCAACTGCATATGTAATGTTAGAAAATCATCAAACTAAAGCTGAAACAATAAATTTGATTAATTTATTTATTCCAGACTTTAATTTAAATTCTTTATTATATGATCCTTATGGATGTGGTTTAAGTTATTTAAGTTTGATTGGACTTATTTTAGGTTTAACGCTAAAAAAAACAAGAAAATTAACTATTTTTATATTATTAATTTTATTTATCCCAATCTTTAAATTTTGTTTAAATGGTTTTTTATATCCACGAAATAAAATACTTATGCCATTTATTCCAATAATTATTTATGTCGTAATGAATACATTAAATGAATATAAACAAACAAATAAAAAGATAAATATTGCTTTATTAATGTTATTCATTTTACCAGTTGTTATTGTAATAAATAAACCATTAATAGCATTAGATATTGCTATTTGTTTAATTGGAATTATCATCTATTTAAAATTAGATCACCAAGCATTACTTATATTGACAGTTATGCCATTATTAGTATGTTATGCAACTAATCAACAAGAAAGTTATGTTACTAAAAAGACATATAATCAGGTAAATAAATTAAGTAATGTTAAAGTTGAAAACAACTATCGCTATGATTCTTTTAAACAATCATTAAATACAGTAAATCAAGGAAATAATACTTATCGAACTTCAATTTATAGTTCAATAAATAATAACTTATATAATCATTTTTACTACGATGTAATTAAAAATCCTATTAGTATAAGAAATAGAGTAGCATGTATTTCAAATTCAAATATCTTTTTTCAAGGATTATTAGGAGTAAAAACGGTCTATAGTGAAGATGTTGTACCAATTGGTTATAGACAAATAGAAACAAATTTATATGAAAATAATAATGTTTTACCATTAGTTTATGCAACTAGTAATAGTTATGATAATAAACAATTCAATGAATTACAATTTCCTGATACATTAGATACTATTTATAATAATGTAATAGTAGAAAATGGACATAAAGATTATCAAAGTAAAATAAAAAATATTGATTTAAATACGTCAATTAATTATCAAAGTAATAATTTAAAGATAACTAAAATAGATAATGGTTATCAAATTGATACTAAAAATAATAGTAAATTAGAATTGAATTTAAATACGATCTTAGAAAATAAAATTTTAATTATAGAATTTGATATTAAAGATGTTAAATACATAGAAAAACTTGATACAACAATAAAAATAAATGGCATAAAAAATAAATTATCTAGTATAAATGCAGCTTATCCAAACAATAATACGCATTTTACATATATTATTAGTCAAAATGAACCCTTAGATAAATTACAATTAGAGTTTAGTCAGGGTCATTATAATTTGAAAAATATAAAAACGTATATTTTAGATTATGATGTAATTAAAAATCGTCACAATAATGTAGATGCTTTAAAAGGTGTTTATAATCAAGATGGATTTGTTGCTCGGGGTGAAATTGATGTAAGTAAAGATGGTTATTTAGTTACATCGTTTCCATATCAAAAAGGATTTAGTGTTTTAATTGATGGAAAAGAGGTTGAAAGTGAGTGTGTTAATACAGCTTTTTTAGGAACTAAAATTTCTAAAGGTAAACATGATGTAGAAATTGTTTTTAATGCACCAATGAAAAATATTGGATTATGTTTAAGTTTTGGTGGTTTAGTTTTATTTGTAGTACAAGGGAGAAAAAAAGATGAAGAAAGATTTAAAAGAGTTGATTAGTTATATTATTGTTGGTGGATGTACAACGTTAGTCAATTTTATTATTTATTGGCTATTAATTAAATTAGTTCATCAAGGATGGTTAGTTGCAAATGTAATATCATGGATAGGTGCTGTGATTTTTGCTTTTTTTGCTAATCGACAATATGTTTTTAAAAGTGAAAATGATGCAAGTAAAGAAGCTTATCAATTTTTTATGCTTAGATTAGCTACTTTGGTAGTTGAAAGTACATTATTGTTTATATTTATTCAATTGTTTAGTTTAGATGAAATGATCTCAAAGATATTTGTCAGTATTGTTACTGTGGTTTCTAATTATGTGTTTTGTAAATTTAGAATTTTTGTTAAAGGAGAAGAGTATGGACAAAATTAGTGTGATTGTACCATGTTACAATGAAGAAGAAGTATTGCCATTGTTTCATCGAGAAGTAACAAAGGAATTGAATAAAATAAATAATATTGATTACGAAATTTTATTTATTGATGATGGAAGTCATGATCAAACAATTGAAATATTAAGAGAGCTTTGTGTTAAAGATAATCATTGTAACTACTATTCATTTTCAAGAAACTTTGGTAAAGAAGCTGCCATGTTTGCAGGATTAGAAAAATCAACAGGTGATTATTGTGTGATTATGGATGCAGATTTACAACATCCACCAAAATTATTAGCCCCAATGTATCATGCTGTAAGTCAAGAGGGATATGATTGTTGTGCGGGCAAAAGAATGGATCGTAGCGGTGAAGGAAAAATAAGAAATTTTTTAAGTAAATCTTTTTATAAAGTGATTCAGTGTTTTTCTAAATTTGATATGAGTGATGGTGCTGGAGATTTTAGAATGATGAGTCGTTTGATGGTTAATTCGATTTTAGAAATTAGAGAATATAATCGATATATGAAAGGATTATTTTCATATGTTGGTTTTGATACAAAATGGATCCCATTTAATAATGTAGAAAGAGTAGCCGGAAGTACAAAATGGAATTTTAAAAGTTTATTTTCATATGCATTAGAAGGAATCTTCTCTTTTTCAACAGCACCATTAAAGTTAGCAGGAATTGTAGGAATAATTTTGTTTATTGGATCGATTTTATTATCTTTATATACAGCTATTTCAACTTTATTATATGGAAATGATGTTAGTGGTTATACTACAATTGTTTGTCTTATTTTATTTTTAAGTGGTACTCAAATGTTATTTATTGCTATTTTAGGTGAATATATTTCTAAGGATTATATGGAAAATAAAGCCAGACCTATATATATTGTAAAAGATAGTAATAAAAAAATGGTGGATAATAAATTAAACAGATTATAATATAGCTAGAGTGTATGCAAATACACTCATTTTTATTACATGTATAAAAATGTTTATATATTGCACTTTTATCATAAATGTATTAAATATATCTCATTGTTAATAAGCTATTATTTATTGAATAATATGGTTATGTTATAATAATTTAGTTGTCATTTCCTCCACTCGTAAGAGAAAGGAGGTGACATTCTGTGGAGATATTAATCACTATTTTGGTATCTGTTGTAGCTGATATTATAGCCTGTTTTATTGGCAAATGGCTTAACAAATACATAAGAAAATGACAACAAATAAAAAAGGAACGCTGACACGTTCCTTTTTTACATTCTGTGGCTTAATCACTATTTGCCTAAGCACATTATATATTATGGTAAAAAAAAAATCAAGTATTCACAAAGTTAATGATGCTTAATAATTAAGTATAATATTTATAGGAAGAAATTATTATATTTACTACGATATTTGTCTTATAGAAAGATGATTAATATATGATAATAACTAAGTTTTAAGGCTTTAATATTATCTTGATAGAAATTGAGAGGAGATGGAAAAATAAAGCCAGTAAATAAATTAAGTAGGGCATTAATAGTCGTATTATTTTGTTTTATTGGTATATATTTTTAAAAAAACAGATGAGCAAAAAGCAGTAAATGTCGATATTAATAATGAACTATTAGAAGATAGTATTGGAATAAGTATGACTAAACTTGATTATGTTTCGCAAAAATAGGTTATACTTCATGATTATTATGGACTATTTGTTTATGATATAGTGAATCGCTTAATATATTGTGCGTTAGATTTAAAATATTATGATATGGATAGTATAAAGGAGATCAAGCATGTAATATATATTTTGCTGATAACTATATATATTATCTAATGGCAATAAAACAGATAGATCGTTTAGATAATTTTTCTCCAAATAAGTCAATTAAAAATACTGCTGATTTAAAAAGTACATTCCAGATTATAAGGATAATTAAGGAATGTTTAGTACTAGTTAGCGTTATTTTCAAAAGCAACTTGTCTATTTAAAACCTGAAATACTTTTAATAAAGGATATTGAGTTAGTGATTGATGATGTTGTGAATAATACAACTAAATCTATGTATTTGATAAAAATGTAACTGAAAATTAATAAGTATTTATAATTAAGTATTCGGTGTTAAGAAAGTTAGATTTGATTCAAGGTAATTTTATTTGGGGGATATATTCTCCTTATATGTTTTATAAAATAAAAAATTTAACAAAATAACTCTTTATATAATGAGTTATTTTGTTAAACATAATTTTATTTCCAGTTTTTGTAACTAATCCAATTTTCATAAGGAAACATGTGTTTTAAATTATGGCATACTTTTTTTTGTGATTTATAATATTTAACTAAATCATTTTTTTGTTTTAATGTTTTTTTATTGTAAGTAGGAATCATAGGTAAAACAGGGTTGTTTTTTTGATAATAATTACCAAAGTATTTTAAGTTATCTGTTTGTTTGAGATTCTTTACAATGTTTGTAACAATTGTACTGGTCATTTTATGATGCTGATGACCATATTCTCCTTTAGGATTATGAGTAACAATTGTTTTAAATTGTTTCTTAGATAATAAATATTTCAAATCATTGATAATATTTTTGTATGATGTTTTCCAATCATCTCGTTTATTATTTGTTTTATCAGGATAATCAAGAATAATACCCTGATTATGTGTTTTATTCATCACCTCATTAAATTCTTTTTTTCTAGTTTTGTTATTGCCATTAGTTAAACAAATCACTAGATATTTATCTTTAAGTAAATGACCGCCACCCCAAATTGTTTCATCATCTGGATGAGCAACAATCATAATATTTTGATATGTATCAATATCAATTTGATCAAAAATTTGTTGATGGATAATATTGTTATTTGATAAATCAATATTTGTATATCCATTTAAAAGAATTAAACATAATAATATTATTTTT